TGCTGAGATTGTTGCACCAGACCAGTTCAAGACATATGATGAGTTAAAGACTCGTCTAGATTATGTTCTTGGAAACAAGAAGTCCGCTGCACCACAGTTCGAGGAAGAGGATACAGATCGTGGAGAAGCAGAAGAGTTAGTAACTGCTGCTGTTTCAAGACCTACTCCTGCTGTTGCAGAAGAAGAGGATGATGCATTATCATACTTTGCTAAACTTGCAGAGGAGTAATGAAATATAATCAACTCTGCCTTACTTTACTTGTAATCGCAGCTTGGATTAATCTTATATTTAAGTAGGAGTCTTCGGACTCCTTTTTTTATGGATTAACTACGTTAGTATTTTCTGTAGATACTATGCTAGAATTAATATATCTTGAACTCTTAGCATATCTAGTGACATCTCGTAAATCGTTGATGAACAACTGTAAATAACTTCTATTTAAAATTTTTATTTCTCTTTTTTCTTCGTTATCTAAAATTTCATTTTGATAGTTAGTTATTGGTGCAGCAATCTTGTCAGTTAGAACTGTAAATTCATCTTTATCATCTAATTGAAGATATCCTGATTCTGATCTCAAAGTATATCTAGTTGATGAAGGAAATTTATGAGCAGTGCCATCAATTTTAAAATCTGCGTCAACTTTTAAATCAGGTGGTAGTATCAAACGATTATTGTTATCTCGTATTTCGTAGGTTTCATAATGATGTATTTCATTCATCTTTTCTTCAGAACCATACTTTTCAAGAGTGTAATCATACACTTTGTAATCTGGTAGTGGCCATTGATGCGTTATATTTGTAATGCCAGCAACTAAAATGACAACATAATCTAGAGTTGAATCCCCATACAATTCATATGCCACCGTATCTGGTCTGTCACCTTCACCAATAGTAAAAGTATCTAAAAGTGAGACATTGTTCTCCAAGAAATCATATAGTTTTGTTCTACGAAACAAATTTTTTATGACAATGTAATCCCTTGAGGAATTTTTATGTGATAGAGGTGATTGATAAGCAATATTTGGAAGTTCTCTAAAATATCCCATTAGTAACCTACCCCCATCATATCATTCATTCCATCATAATCCTCAGAGTATATTGGATTGAGTTCTTTAAAAGTGAGATTCATTCTAACACTAACAGGTGTACCATCCTCATAACTCGCATATGTGCCTGTATTTGTATAATTAACATTCATTCCCGTTAATGCACACATTTTAAAACTGTTTAAAAATGGGTGATCTTGTCCATTATGGAGATATCTTAAAGAAAAAACATCTGGAGATTTTAAAAATATACCATTTGCTGAACCTCCATTTAAAGCACCAGCTTTTGCACTCATTGCCATTTTGAATTGTCTAATAATTCTTTTTACCTCTAACATCTCTTCATAGTACCTTGGATTAAAAGTAATACTAAATGGAAAAGTTCTTAGATTCACACCTCCGAATAGTAATTCTAGATTAGAGTTAAGAACTTGTCCTGTTGATCTAGATATAATACTACCAGCGTTTACATTTGCACCAAGTTGATTTATTGCCTTTCCAGCGATAGCGTTTGTAACTGCTTCTTTTAATTCAGGTGGTATATCACTTCCTAGATCAATTCCACTTTGAAGTGCTTCAAGAGCAGTATTAAATGTTTCACCTGGTCTTTTTAGTAAATTACTTGCAGCAGCAACACCTGCTAATTGAAATATATTCATCGAATCATCACCCCATGTTACAACATTAGAGTCATTTATCTCTTGAGGTATGGGTAATTCAACATAGTATTTGATTTTACTATTTCGACTAAGACGACTATTAGCATCTGTATTATTTAATCTAACATTTGTAAATCCAGTTCTATAAAAATCACCTTTATTGTATTGTTTTCCATTAATAGTCCCTGCATTTTCAACTATTTTTCCTTGCTCTTGCATCGATAAACCTATACCCATACCATTTGCTGGAGGTTGATATTCAATACATTTTATCAGTAGCGTATCACCTGTTCCCTCACCAGGTCCTCTGGCAAGCGGATACCCTAATCTCATTTTAATATTAGATTGACGAGGTGCAGTCTCAGTTCTTTTCTTACCTGTGCCACCTGAAGTACTACTATCGCCTATGAATTTATTACCATTTGGTTTTCCTGTGCTTTGATATCTTGGATCACCAGAAAAATCAGGTGATGGTTTTGTTGCGTTTAATTTTGCTTGCTCAACTGGATCTGGATGAAATGTTGCCAATCCATATTTTTTGATTAATTCTTTTCTGGAAAGATTATTTTTCCCTCTATTCTTAAATCTATTCCTACTACCCATATCGACCTGTTTTTTATATGTATCAACTATTTAGGAGGATTTTGACAAAAGGCAAAGTTCTTAAATCTCTCAATTCCATTTCATCGACTTGATATAGTCCACCAACTATTTCTGGAAAGGTATATTGCCTCATTTCACCCCAATGATAATTAAGTCCACGGAATCCCCAAGAAAAAACATCAGTCACTGCAACAAGTGGATGTGAATCATATGCAATACCAGGTGTCTTTGCTTGATATACAAAAACATAAAAATTACCTGCCTCTGGAACACTACTTCCTTCAGTCAACACTTCTAATATGTCTGTTGCTAAATCATCAGCACTCTCATTGCCGACAAATCTTTTCATTATAGGATCTATACGACTCATATGTCTAGTTCTTTCTCTGTAATTACTTTAAATTCCCACATCCTGTCGGCACAGTATTCTCTTGCTGCTTTCCACTTTGCTTGATTTCTCGCATATTCAAATGCTTCACGAATATAACCTTTAGTTTGTCTTTTCGGTTTTTTTGGTTTGACAGTTTGCTTCAGTGGTTTGACTTCAATTAAATATCTTTTAATTTTACCTGTATTTTCTTGAACTTTAATATAAAAGTCTGGAAAATACCGATGAACACGACTATCATGAGGAGAGATATATGGAAGAGCAATCTCTTCACTACCCCACTCAAGAATCTTAGTATTTTTATCACAATACACCATAAACTTTCTTTCCCAAAGTGACCTGTAAATGATATTAGTTGGATCACCCTTATACTTTCTGGGAAAGGATGGATAGTATTTTCCCTTATAAGACATCTAAATAACTATACTATAAAAGTATTTAGAGTGCCAGCACCAAGACCAAGAGGAATATCAGATATAATGCCTAAGTTACAAAATGTAGCTCAGACATCAAATTATTTTGTAAGATTTTCATTACCACCAACAGGATTAAGAAACCATTTGAGAAGAAAAGGAATCGACTCACGTTTCATAGCAGATGATGTAGGATTACTATGTTACAATGCGGTGTTACCTGGTAGTGCGATGGCATCACAAAATATAACAGGTGATTATCAAGGTATGGTAGAGAGATTTGCTCATACTCGTAACTTCACACAAGTTAATTTTGAATTTTATGTTGATAATGAATACAAATCTTTAAAATTCTTAGAGCATTGGATGGAGTATATAACAGGAGGTAATCAAATAGATCCTGGTAACGATACATATTTTTTCCAACTAAATTATCCAAGAAACTATAAATCTAATGATACTACAATCGTCAAGTTTGAGAGAAATCATAAACAATTTTTAGAATATAGATTCATTGGATTATTCCCGCTATCATTAAACTCCGTTAGAGTTCAATATGGTAATTCTCAAGTATTAAAAGCAACAGCTTCATTTAGTTACGATAGATATATTTCTGGTGAATCATCATCACTTGCAAGAGACTTAAGAAGAGCCTATAATGATCTAGGTTTTGGTCGTGGTAATGTTAATAAAGATGGATTATCATTGAAAGATGACCAATTAAATGCTATGGCAGAAAGATCGGTATTGAGTTATCTTAATTCAGATAATAGAACTGGTAGTTTCACAGGATTATATGGCACACTTACAGGAAATACGAGATCAACTCAGGTAAACTTATCTACTCCTATTGCGACTCCACCAGGAATCGAACCATAATCTTAATAATAAGTTTACAAAACCCCTATAAATAATTTTACTGAAGTGTAGTAATTATTATGCCTTTACCAAAAATTGCAACACCCACTTATGAGTTGGTGTTACCTTCGTCAGACAGAAAAATTAAATTTAGACCTTTTTTAGTTAAAGAGGAAAAAATATTAATTCTTGCAATGGAATCACAAGATTCAAAACAAATTGCAAATGCTGTCAAAAATGTTATAACACATTGTGTTTTAACTAGAGGTATCAAAGTTGAAAAATTATCAACATTTGATATTGAATATTTGTTTTTAAATATTCGTGGTAAATCTGTCGGTGAGGATATAGAAGTTATGGTGACTTGCCCAGATGATGGGAAAACACAAGTTCCTGCTTTAATTAATATTGACAGTATAAAAGTTCAAAAGAGTGATGAACAT